AATAGTTACAATTTGGTCGCCATATTGATTTTCATAAAGAAAATCATTTAAATCATTAACACGTTCTTTACCTCGTACCACACACTCTAAATAAGTGTTATTTGCTCTAGGCATCGCTTTTTGTTCACAAGCAAATTGTGTATCAAAACCTATAAAACAGCTAAGTGTAAATAATAGAAAGTCCATAAAAATATTTATGTTACAGAAATGTTACAACATTGACTTTTAACTAGAATTGTGATAAATAAACTGTATGACACACACAGACTATAACGCAGGTAACTTTCAGGAATATGATTATGAGTGTGAATTTATAGAATGTGAGTGGCGTAAAATTTACAATCCAGACCTGTACGAAACGCATATCTCATATAAATAATAATAACGTTCAACTCTTATGAGTCGGAAGTAGGCAGTTGCCGAAGGAACGCACCTAACTTAACTATAAGGAGGGTGTATGATAGACAGATTCGCCCATTTATGGAAAATGAGAAACAAGGAACAAAACTTGTTATCAAAAGCAAAAGCATTGTTTAGTGCTAGAAGCGAAGTTGACATAAATGCTAATGGAACATCTGGTTATGTCATAAAACACGGACCAAACAAAGGTAAAGTTTTAAGTCATAAATCAAATAAATCTACAAACAATTGGTAGAAGTTGGTACAGGCGGGTGGAGTTGAACCACCGATTTCTGTTCCACAAACAGACGTTTTACCGTTAAACTACGCCTGCCTGTTTAATGTAGATAAGTATAAAGTAATCCGATAATTGTAACGCCAGATAAAACAACATTAGTTGTAATCAAGGCTGCCTCTCTCCACATAATGGAGACAGACAACCAAGTAAACCCACCTAAGAGATTAATAAGAGGTCCATAAGGATAGATATTCAGTGAGTTTAAGGCGGCGCCAATGATTAGAAATCCTGTCGCCACCCATTTTAATATTTGATCTATTTTCATCTAGGATAGATAGCAAATGTATCAGCCCAACCCATTAACACATAACTAGGATCTCTACGATAACCTGGCTTTGATGTGCCTCTATATCGGTATCTGATATTCATAGCATTTTTATTATTACTGACTTCTTTAAAATATTTAAGATATTTTATCGGAATGCCTTTGGCAATAGAAACTTCTTTGCCATAAGGATCTGTTAAATATTTTGATAAAAGAGGATTAACTATTCTCTCAAAAATTTTTCTTCTTCTATTCATCATATCTCCTATCTTAAATATAAAGGTCCTGTCCATTTCATCGGATAGTTACCTTCTAATACGTTACCTCTAGCTCTATTCAGAGCAGGTGCTCTCCAAGAAGCAGGTTTTAAGACATCACCTTTTTTAAATCTAGGTTGTCCACCTGGTGTAAACATATCTTCTTTAACGATAAAAGAGTGAACACTATTCCTTTCACAAATTTTGATAAATTTTTTACCGTTTACGACAGACCAACCGTTTACAAATTCGTTGACCATAGATTCACTACCATAGCCATCACGTTTGTAATCTTCATTAGAAGCTTCGATTAAGTTTTTAATACCTTGTTCGATATTTTCAGCAGGTTTTACAGTTATCATTATGCCACTCCTTTCATAAGTGAATATGGAACTCTCCATTTTTTAGAACCTTCGGCAATCAGTGCCTTTTGAGGGTTCATTTTTTCGATAATACCGATATGTTGACGACCTCTAGGTCTACCAAATTGTACTTTTTGACCAACACTAAATTCGTTTGAAGCTAAAATAGAGGATCTCCTACGAGCTTCATTTACAGCATTTACAATCAAATTGAGTTCGGAGTTATTCATACCTTTAATGGCATTAGTAACTTTCATTAGTTCTTCAACTTTCATAGATTATTGTCCTTTCTTCATCATAGTTAATACAGTTATTATACCAGAAATTATCATAATTGTCAAGCAAATAAAAAATGCTGTCCAGTTTTCATTACCAATACAAGCACCATTACAATCTTCTATAGCGCCAACGGCAAAGATAGCAGATAATATAGTTAATATTCCAAAAAAATTAATCATTAAAGTACCTCCTCAACGTTGTAAAAGTCAATACCTAACATATCAACGTTTTGAACGTCTAAAATCTGTTTTTTAGCGTTCTCATAATTAACTTCTTTGTTTTTGTAAGCGTTAATAATCTTATCAACGGCTTTTTCGGCTTCATCATAAGCCCATTCTTTAACTTTCATAGTGTTTCCTTTCTTATTAATCATTATATACTAAATATACAGGAAAACTTTACGATTGTAAAGCGAAAAATCCCAAAAAAACAAGAAAAAATGCGAAAAAAACCCTTGTTTTTCAGTGTTTTATTGACTTTTTTGTTCTTATTTTGTTCTTCTTGTCAAAAAACACTGGAAAATTGTAAAATTAGACCCGATTTAGAGAAAATTGGTGAAGAAATTACCGAATCAGTCGAATCAAAAAGAGAAATTGACGTAAATAATATTAAATCTGTCAAGGCAGGTTGTAATTTTTGAAATAAATAGTTGAAAAAGGGAAAAATATGAAAACTTGTCAAAATTGCGGTCATCAATGTCATTGTGGTACAAGTTGTAATCAACAACACACAGACGGAGATGGTAAAATTGTAGAAATTGAGTGCTGTAAAGAGTGCCGACACGAAACAAAAATTGAAAATCCCGAAAACCTATTTAACGGAGCTTAATATGGCAAAAATGAGATTATTTAAATTTTGGAATGAAAAAGGTGATGAAAAAGAGAGAGAAGCAGTAAGTTTAAAAAAAGCTGTTAGGTCTGTTCAGTCAGAATTTGATAAAGACAAAAAAATCAGTGTAGAATATATTAGTAAAAAAGGCAAAGAGATGTGTCATTCTATATTCATACCTATCGGCAGAAAAATAAGACAAGCAATAATATTAGAAAAAAGACGTGAGGCTTTAAAGGCTAAAAATGCCAGCAGTTAGTAGAGTTGGCGATAGTTTATCAACAGGACACGCTTGTGTAGGAACAACAACTATTGCTTCATCTAATACAAATGGGACAGTAAAGATAAATGGTATAGAGGTGATTGTTGTTGGAGCCCCTACGGTATCTCATCCAGCACCACCTAACCCTCCTTGTCCAAATCACGTTAGATTTTTAAACGCAGGTTCATCAACTGTAAGGGTAAATAGTATTGCTGTAGGAAGAGTTGGTGATAGTGCTGATGCTGGTGCTATGACTTCAGGTTCTTCTAATGTTTTCTTTGGATAACGTATAAATATTACTGTTATGGCAAGATATGACGCTTCAAATACTAATAAGAGTAAAAGATCAGCTAGAATCTTTAGTGATTTAGATTTAGACTTTAGTAGAAATACAGTTACTAATGATATAGACAAAATAGAAGATGTCAATGCTGTAAAAAGAAGTATTAGAAATTTAATACAAACAAATTTTTATGAGAGACCATTTCATCCTGAAATAGGAAGTGGTGTTAGACAAATGTTATTTGAGCCACAAACTCCTTTAACATCAACTTTCTTAAAAAGAAAAATAGAAGAAGTAATTGTCAATTACGAGCCAAGAGCAACTATAGAACAAATTACAATAGATGACGAACCTGATAAAAATAGATTAAAGGCAAACATATATTTTTATGTTGTTAATAACCAAGAACCAGTTTTGGTATCAACATACTTAGAAAGATTAAGATAAAATGGCAAGTAATAAATTTAATATTTCCGATTTAGATTTTGACCAAATAAAATCTAACTTAAAAAAGTTTTTACAATCACAATCAGAATTTCAGGATTATAATTTTGAAGGTTCTGGTTTAAGTGTTCTTTTAGATTTACTTGCTTATAACACACATTATCTTTCATTTAATGCTAATATGTTAGCAAATGAAATGTACCTTGATAGTGCTGACATAAGAAAAAATATTGTTTCATTAGCAAAGATGTTGGGATATACTCCTACATCAGCAAAATCACCTACAGCATCTATTAATATAAAAGTTAATGATGGAACAGGCACATCAATTACAATGGCAAAAGGA